TACATCTTGTTAATGGACCCAGACTTTTTCTGGATAAAGAAAGATATACTTTCATTTTTTGAACACTATTTCGATCAAGGCTACCATGCAATTGGAGCAAATTACATGCATATGAGAACAAGTTTTCCAATGATTTGGGCAGGAGCTTATATCACTGATGAAATTAGAGATTTAGATTTGATGACAAGAAATCCTCGATGCGAATCTTGCAAAAATTGTATTTATGATAGAGATTACGATACTGGTTGGCAAATCAAGATAAGACTTGGTAATAAACCTCACTATTCATTTGAACAAATTCAAAACCAAGTTCCAAATTTCGGCAAATATAATAATAGAGACTCAGAAACATATGTTTATGATACAAAAGTTATAGCTCACCACTTAAAAAGTGGAAGTCAAATAGAGGAAGATTATACCCAAGAAAAAATCAAAGAAATAAGAGAAAGATACACAGAATGGATGTGGAGTCAATTATACGATTGATTTTAATTTTCACTGCAATAAATGTCGAAAACAAGATTGAGGATTTATGGATAAATTAAAATGGACGGTAGGAATAGTAAACTCAGATTCTTTAGAATTTATTGAACATCAATTGAAATATTTTCACGAATTTTGTAGTGATTTTGAGTTTATTGTTTATGATAAAGATAACATTAAAAAAAATACTTTTTTAGATGATCTTAGCAAAAAATATAAAAACACAAGAATAATTCAGACTCCTAGTTTATCACATGGAATGCATTCTTATGGACTTGGATTGAACGCTTGTGTTCAAATGGCTAAAGGAAAATATATCTTGTTAATGAACCCAGACTTTTTCTGGATGAAGAAAGATATACTTTCATTTTTTGAACATTATTTCGATCAAGGATATCATGCAATAGGAACAGAATATTGGAGTCATTCTTTTCCAATGCCTTGGGGAGCCTCTTACATCACAGATGAGATTAGAGATTTAGATCTAAGAGCAAAAGCCCATCCTTGCGATAAATGTCACACTTGGGCCTCTGATCGTGATCACGATACTGGTTTTCAAATAAAAATAAGACTAAAAAATAAACCATTCTTTTTCTTCAGATCTTCTAAAAATAATCAAATTCCTGATTTGGGAAAATCAAACACCATATACGCACAAACATTCGTCTATGACGAAAAAAACATTGCACATAATTTGAATGGTGGTTGCCAACAAAAAGAAGGACAAAATAAAGATGAACTGATTGCGATTAAAAAGAAGTACGCAGAATGGATGTGGAGTCAATTATATGATTAATTTTAATTTATATTTTACTAAATTAATTTATGTCGAAAAAATGGACAATAGCTTTAGTTAACTGGAATTCTTTTGAATTCATTGAATATCATGCTAAATTTTTCCATTCATTTTGTGATGATTTTGAGTTTTTAGTTTGTGATAATACAAGTCCTTATCAGTCAGAAGAATTAGATGCTATTGCTGAAAAGTATGAAAAAGTAAAAATTATTTATCCTGATGGTAAAAACTTATCTCACGGAGGTGGAATCAATAATTGTTTAGGTGAGGCATCAGGTAAATATATTTTGATTATGGACCCAGATTTTTTCTGGATGAAGAAGTCTATCTTAAAAATTTTTGAACATTATTTTGATCAGGGTTATCATGCGATTGGAACGGAATTTTGGGATCATCCATTTCCGATGCCTTGGGGAGCAGCATACTACACTGATGAAATTCGTGATTTAGATTGTACTGCCAGAGTTGAAAAATATTGTGATAAATGTAATAACAAGATTTTGGACAAGTGGTCTGATACTGGCTGGGAGATAAGAGTTAGGTTGCATAATCAGCCTCATTTTGGTTTTAGAAGAGTTATGTCTACATGTGTTCCTTATATGGGAAATCATTTTTATGCATTTAGGCCGATCAGCTTTGTATATGATGGTAATTTTATTGCTCATCATTTGATGAGGGGAGAATACAAGGACACAGATTGGCATAAGGATTTTGTTAATGATGAGATGATTTCTGCGAGAAAAAATTACATTGAATATTTCTGGAACAATTTACAAGATTGAGGATTTATGGCTAGGTTAAAATGGACGATAGGCACGACAAATTGGGATTCTTTGGAATTCATACAATATCATGCAAAATTTTTCCATGAATTTTGTAGTGATTTTGAATTTATTGTTTATGACAACGAGAACATTCAAGGAACTGCTTCTTTCGATGATATTCGCAAAAAATATAATAACACAAAAATATTTCAGACTCCTAGTGTATCGCCGGGATGTCATGGACATGGTTTGGGATTGAATGCATGTGTTCAAATGGCTAAAGGCAAATACATCTTGCTAATGAACCCAGACTTTTTTTGGATGAAGAAAGATATATTGTCATTTTTTGAAAGTTATTTCAAGATGGGATATCATGCTATTGGCACAGAGTATTGGGGGAATACTTTCCCGATGCCTTGGGGTGCAGCTTATATTACTGATGAAATTAAAGATTTAGATTTGAGGGCTAAATCACATCCTTGCGATAAATGTAACAATTGGGTTTATGATCGTGATTATGACACTGGTTTTCAATTAAGAATAAGACTGAAGAATAAGCCATTCTTTTTCTTTAGAGAGTCTCAAAAAAGTTCAATTCCTGATTTGGGAAAATTAAATGACATGTATTCGCAAACATTTGTGTATGATGGGCGTAACATTGCACATCATTTGAAGGGAGGTAGTCAACCAAAAGAAGGCCAGAATAGAGATGAACTGATTGCGATTAAAAAGAAGTACGCAGAATGGATGTGGAGTCAATTATATGATTGAAAAAATAAACAAAATCTTGAAATCAAATCCATTCTAATTGAAGCTCATCAATTATTTATACCGAAATTTCAGGATCATTTTGGACAATGTTTGGCTGATTAATTTGATTCCTACTATTCTTTGTTCTAAGCCAATCATTAGGAAGTCCAAGACTTATTCCATATTCCTCTTCACCTTCGTATTTTCTAGCTGCCAACGGATGTCCAGAATAGGCATGTTTTCTTGTGCTCAACCATCTATTTAATAATGTTCTATTTGGAGGATAATTACCATTAACTTTGTAATAGTTGGCAAGTTCCTCAATTTTTTGATTATTTTTTTCTTGTAATTTTTCAGTAGTAATTTGTAGTTTGAGCCAATCATTCGGAAGACCAAGACTTATTCCATATTGCTCTTCTCCTTCATACTTGTTTAATTTTCCTCTTCCTGCATATGTTTGTCTTTTTGCTTTAATCCAATTATGCAATTTTTCTTCTTCTTTTAATTTGGCAAAAGGGTATCTTTTCCATTTTGTATAAAATTCCGCAAGTTCTTCTACTTTTTTGAAATTTTGATTTTTTCTTAATTTGTCAAGTTCTACTGACAAATCTGGATTTATTGGTATCGATTCATCATTAAAAACTTTTTCTCTTTGGTCTCTAACTTTTTCTGGAACTAAAGGATTTGCGTAATTTTCTTGGAATCCCTCTGACTTAATGAATTCTTTTATGATATTTTCCATATTGTTAATTTCCCAATAAGGAATCACAAGAAGAGGAATATTGTTTTCCTTGCAAAAATCATATTTTATTTTGTCTCTTAAAACACTTCCTTTGAAATGTGTAATTTCTCTGTGCCAATGTTTGGTAAATTTATAATGTTGCGCTCCATGAAATTCAACAACATATCTTCTGTTGTTTTCCTCAACTAAAAATGAAGCATCAAATCTCAAACATTTTTTATTGACACATTTATCAAACTGATATTGAACATCATGAGATCCAAATAATCTTTTAAGTATTTCGCCAAGTAAAACTTCACCCTTCGATATTGACGGAACTATTGATTTATTTTGTCTTATGATTGGAGAAATAGTTGCAGTGCCATCTACAAATTCTGATTCTTCTCGATATAACCAAAGTTTGAAATTCATCAATTATTTATGAAGAAATAATCGGATTTATGACAATAAAGAATAAATTATTTGCGGTTCTTCTTCATAAATCTTCCAACATTTGGAAGAATCAGGAAAACTTACCGGATATCCCATCATCTTGAAATCAAATCCATTTTAATTGAAGCTCATCAATTATTTATGAAGAAATTTCAGGATCATTTTGGACAATGTTTGGCTGATTAATTTGATTCATACTATTCTTTGTTCTAATCCACTTTGTTCTAAGCCAATCATTAGGAAGTCCAAGACTTATTCCATATTCCTTTTCACCTTCGTATTTTGCAACAGCACCTCTTCCCTGATATGCTTGTCTTTTGCTACTAAGCCAATTTTTTAATTGTTTTTCTGATTCTATTTTGCTTCTTTCGCTGGGATATTTTCCATTATCCCTGTAAAATGCAGCAAGTTTTCTTATTCTATCGTAATGTTCTTCTTTTGTAGTAATAATTTGTGGTTTAAGCCAATCATTCGGAAGCCCAAGACTTATTCCATATTCCTCTTCACCTTCGTATTTTGCATATTTCCCTCTTCCCAGATATATTTGCCTTTTGTCAGCAAGCCATCTTCCTAATTGATTTTCTGATTCTATCTTGCTCCCAATACTGGGATATTTTCCACTATCTCTGTAAAATGAAGCAATTTCTTGTATTTTTTGATTATTTTTTTCTTGTAATTTTAATTTTTCATTAGTAATTTGTAGTTCGAGCCAATCATTAGGAAGTCCAAGACTTATTCCATATTCTTTTTCTCCTTCATATTTTCCAACAGCACTTCTTCCCTGATATGCTTGCCTTTTGCCATTAAGCCAAATTCCTAATTGTTTTTCTGATTCTATTTTGCTAAATTGTCTGGGATATTTTCCATTATCCTTGTAAAATACAGCAAGTTGTCTTATTTTTTGATTATTTTTTTCTTGTAATTTTTCTTCACTAAATTGTGGTTTAACCCAATCATTAGGAAGTCCAAGACTTATCCCATATTGCTCTTCACCTTCGTATTTTGCAGCACCAGACCCTCTTCCCAGATATGCTTGTCTTCTTTTATTAAGCCATCTTCCTAATTGTTTTTCTGATTCTATTTTGCTTACAGTGCTGGGATATTTTCCATTATCCTTGTAAAATACAGCAAGTTGTCTTATTTTTTGATTATTTTTTTCTTTATTTATGGTTGGATAAATAGTTGCAGTGCCATCTGCAAATTCTGATTCTTCTCGATATAACCAAAGTTTGAAATTCATCAATTATTTATGAAGAAATAATCGGATTTATGACAATAAAAAATAAATTATTTGCGGTTCTTCTTCATAAATCTTCCAACATTTGGAAGAATCAGGAAAACTTACCGGATATCCCATCTTCCATTCTAAACTAATTCCAAGCTCATTTTTGCCAAAAGCACAATGTGTCATATTCTTGTTCCAACATTTTTCTTTGCTGGTGTGATAAATGTTTCTTGTCATGTTAAATATCAATTTTTTTCCAATTAAAAGAAAATGCGTGACTCTTAGACCAGTTGAACGAACAAGGTCTAAATACAAACCAAGAACAGTACCAAGACATTCTCCATGAATTGGATTTACTGGCTATTCTTGAACTAGATTCCGACCTGCCAGAAGACCAACAGTAATTTTCTGATATGCTTTTAATGAACATGTTCATTTTACTTCCCATCTAAAAAACTAATTTTAGAAATGTTGCTCCAGTTAACAGATCTTTTTGCATTGAATACATTTGATTCATAAAAATGCAAAATACCATGATCAGATCGACACAATGTGTCAAAACTAAATCTAGCAAAAGATATAAATCCCGTGAAACAAAAACATGAAGACAAATTATTTTTCTTGAAAATCATGATTCAACCACTCTTCCAGAATCTTGAAAAGGGATTTTAATCATCCATTCACAACCATTTGCTTCAAGATTTACCACATGAGCAACAATTTCCAATCCAGTTTGATAATGATTACTATCAGAATATCTTAAAGTTTCTTCAGCTTTTGCAAGAGCCTCATGTCTATTATTCGCAACCACATCAATCGTGTGTGTTTGCGTTGATGTAATCTTTACAGTGTAATTCATATGCTTTTCCTCCAAGACTTAGACCAAGCCCAAGCCCTAGACCTAGACCACGACCACGACCACGACATGGATTTAGACCAAGACTTAGACTTAAAACCAGAACCAGAACCAGAGTAAAACAAAGACCAACATTCAATCTGCGAAAAACTATTTGTTCTAAGAATCATATATTTTTACTCCAAGACTTAGAAAAAGCCCAAGCCCTAGACCACGACCAATACTTAGTCCAACGCTGAAGAACAGACCAGCATTTAGATGACCTGTTGCGATTGTGTTTGAATATCACAAATCACCATTAAACAAAGTCATGCAATCTTCTGAAGAATTAACTATATTCTGCGACCAACAAAAAGATTCCCCAAAAGACCAAGAATTATTCCACCAAGACCAAGACCCCCATCTGTTGTCGGCAAAAGTCCTGCAACAACATTCTCCTGTCCTGAACATAAATCACCACCAACTACTATAAAAAACATAAAGTCCATCACCTATTGCTCTTCTAGCCTGATAAATGAAATCAATATCATTCCTGATCGATTCATCATCAGGATGATTGTCTCCAAAGAAAAATCCTTCCGTATGAGGAAGATTTCCCAATCTAACATCTTTTTCCAAATCTTCTAAATCTTCTAATTTAAGAGAAACATAATCACAATTGAAATCTCCTGTACCACCTTTTCTAAAGAATAGATTTCTCATCCACCCATGAAGATCATGATGCTTACGCCAGTAAAATAATTGATTCTTATCGAGCCCTTCCACAAAAATCGGATTAATGTCTTTCATTTCAATAAAATCTTCTTTTTTAATTGAATAAACAAACATATCAAGTCCCATTATCCACTACCTTTCAAAATCAACTTGGCTTCAGACATATCTAAAAAACAATCATAACCCTCTACCAAAGCACAATACTTACCCTGCCTAGAATTGTACTCCCTACGATAATCAATACCTCTCTCTAAATCCATAACAAAAAATTTACCACAACGAATTGCAAAACCCAACACAATAGCCTTAGCATCTAACAATTTACCCAACTTATCATGACGAAAATGTATCCTCCCCAAATCAACCCAATATGTCCCCCAATCTACCATCAACTCAACAGGCCTATCTCCATACCTGAAATCAGTCAAATTACTAATCTTGCCTGAAGGCAAAAATTCCCGATCACTATCAGAACCAGATAAATCCAAACCAAATAAATCACCAACAACATCCTCAATCAACCAACCAAGAACAAGATCAGAACCATACTCCAATACCGACCTCTTATCACGATGACTTATATCCAACATCCGATTAACATATGATAACTCAATCTCGTTCAAACTATTAGTCAAAATACCCTTAAATAACTTAAACTTGTCAAGATTAGTACCAGAAAAAACAAGACCACGATATCTGACCAGATAATCCAAAAGATCTAATCCCTCTGAAACACAAAAATCACGAAGCAAATTCAACTTCTCGCCTATCATGATCAAACTCCATTAAAATTCGCCTGACCAAAACATAGACCAACTCCAAGGCGTAGACCTATATAATTGCTTTCCACGAATCCACCATGTCGAACGAACACGCCTGTATCCCTCGATAGTGCGCCAATTGGACATCATTGTCGATCTAGACCATTCTCTGGATTTATTATGCGTATTTGCCCTAAGAATCATTAGAATATCCATGAATTTCTAAAAAACTACTTATATCTGCAAGAAGATCAATGTTTTGCTCTACTTTTTCTTTTGGCCAATTCCACCATTCTATTTTCATTAACTGATCTATTATATTTTTTTCAAATCTATATCTAATTATTTTCGCAGGATTACCCGCAACTATGGCAAAAGGAGGCACATCTTTAGTAACAACTGATCTAGCACCAATTATAGAACCATCACCAATAGTAACACCACCAAATATCATCGATTCTGTTCCTATCCAACAATCAGAACCAATTAAAATTGGACCCTTGTCTCTTCCCTTCGGATAACTGGAATTAGGATAATATGACCTAAATCGAAAATTGCTCACAGTAGGATTATCCATAGATGCATGATCTATTGGACCACCACACAAAAATGTGACCCTTCTTGCTATCCCTGAATAATTACCAACAGTAATTTGGTAATTAGGGAAATGCATGATGCAATCTTGAGCAATACTGGAAAGTGTGCCAAGAGTTATTCCCATGTCGTCACCTCAGCCCCAATCATACCAAAAAAAAGACGAAAATCAACTCTTTTCTAATATGATTGAGATTATTCGCTGTAAGACCAACACGCACAACAAATGTGACCATTCTGAACAGAAAAAATAGCAAATCCAGAGTAAGAACAATGATTGTTCCATGATCTGGAAACCGATATTTCTCCAGACCAACACCAATTGGTGTGATTGTAAGAATTTATTCTAGTAATCATGGTTAGATTCCATGCTTGATAGGTTTAATTAGATAAACGACACCAGAATCATAATCTATAAAATCGACGACATCCATT